CATCAATGTCTGACCTTAATCTATCTGGTGTCATTGCCTGTATCTGCTTCCAAACGTCCTCTTGTTCTTCTTCAGAAGGGAGTTCCATTTCACCTTCGTAACTAAAGCTATCATCTTCAACATAGTCTCCTAAGTTCTTACCACTAGCAAGAATGGAATCTATTTCCATTGATTCTAGTAAGAAACTGATTTGGGGATTTGTTAGATTTAAGAATCGTTCGTCTGTTGGTAGCACATTGAATTTGCTCATTATTGCCCATAGATTACGGCTATAATTTTCTCTAGCTAGTAGTTTAACGCCACCAGCTTTGGTTAAATTAGCCTCGAAATCGACTCATCCACTCATTCACGTCCTGAGTGATTCTGAATAGAATATCTGGTCTAGCATACTTATCTAGTGAGAAGTAGTCTTCAATTAGAACCTTGTTTGTAATTTCTTCAGTATGTTGGTTACCTTGGTCATCTGTCTTTAGAACCTTTTCTTTAACTAACTGATAAACCTTAGTACCCTCATCAGCTTGTTGTAACAAGAACAACGTTTCGTATAGTGCTCGTGTTGTTGCATCCTGCTCTGTGTTCAAGAAGATGTTAGATGTTTCCGCTTGTACACGTGCCATTTCTCTCATCGTAGGGTAGTGGAGCTTAACGTTAACTTCTAGTTCTAGGTCATTATATGTATAGGTCTTTTCAAAAATTGACCTACCTGTAATAACATTTTGGATTTGTTCAATCTTTTCGATATCTGTTGCCATAATTACCTGCTTTCTTTTTCTAATATACGTTTGTACTATTATTATACCATGAGTCAGTTTATGACTGGCTATCGCGTCAGCTCTTTAGTAGCTTATAGTAAACGCTATCCAAGTCCTTGAATACTTTTTGATAAGGTAAAGCCAATATAGTATGTCTTTATCAACTGAATAACTTTGGCAGTTAGTAGCTCCGCAAGGCACAGGGTCAAGCCCCTGGACCCCATTATAAATAATAAATATACAAACTAAATTAATCATCTTGTGGAACTAGTAACTTGTTACTAGTGGAATAAGATGCCAGTCAACCGAAGGGCGACCAGCTTGTATAAACTTGGTAGTATTTCTATGTGACACTAAAAATGTGTAGAGTTAACCCTAGGAAACACAACTATAACCACGTATAGCTGTTCCTGGGTTAAGGAATCATATCTGTGTAGATACTAGTAATCTCAAGTGTTCCGTAGACCGTTCCTAGAACTTAATTACTACCCATACGGCTTATCGACTAGCTACTCATTACTGATTTACATACACCATGAATACAGTAAGCACCCTCACTAGACGAGTTACTCCTAACGTGCTTTCCACACGCTCTACTAGTCGTCACACTAATAGACCTTACCTTGTTTATTTTAGACACTAGGTACTCTAAGTGTCTGCACATATATTTCCAGAGTATGCCCTACTCACTGGTTGACTTTGCCAAGCTAAGTTATGATAAACCTGTCCACTATCACGGCTCGGATTCTGGGGCAACCTCCCTAAGAGTTATATTTAATTATTATCTATAGACTAGCACAAAAAAACCTAGGCGTCAAATCCTAGGTTTCATTAGTTAAATATTAGGTGTGTTATAGTGGTAGCGGCATACTGATAGGTAATCCTCATTACCGCCAACTTCTACTTGCTCCCCTTCATAAGCTGGAACACCATCTACGACTCGTAGGTTCATAGTTGCTTTCTTATTGCACCACTTGCATGTCGTCTTCATTTCAATTAGCTTATCTGCTAGTAGTACTAGTTGCTCTGAGCCTGGGAATAGGTGATTAGAGAAGTCATTCTTAAGTCCATAGGCCATTACAGGGATGTTTAGTTGGTCTACAATTTCTGCTAGTTGTGTAATTTGGTCCTTAGATAGGAACTGTGCTTCATCTACTAGGATGGCATCATAACCATTAAAGAAGAAATTAACACCTTCTAGCTCCCATAGATTAGTATCAGGATTAATAATCATTGCCTCTTCTGATAAACCAATACGAGAGCTAATAGTACCTACGCCATCTCTAGTATCTGTAGAGGGTGTTAATAACAGAACAGACTTACCTTGTTCCTTATAGGAATGAGCTGTGGATAGCAGCTGGATACTCTTACCTGAGTTCATTGTGCCATAGATAAAAAATAGTTGTGCCATTAATAGTCTCCTTATAGTTTGTTTAAGTTAACTATACAACAAAAAAGACCTAGAGTCAATCCTAGGTCTTCTAAGTTATTTATATTAAGAGTTAATTTGAGTAAGTTGCTTACCAGTCTCTCGACCTGACTTATTCTGAGACTCTTGCCAAAGATATACGAACGTTGCTTCTTCAGCAATGATTTCGTTAGCTCTGATGTCAGTTGTCTTACGTGACAACGTTGCTCCAAAGTATCCCTCTAGAACTTGTCCTGAATAACGGTCCTTGACTATGATGTCAATAACACCCTTCTCCAAGATATCAGCACCTAGAGATACAACACCAGCCTTAACAAGGTCGTTCTTACGAATACGCATACGGTTCAAAGTTACTGTTCCATCAAACTTCAATGGGACTGCTTCAACACCCATGATAGTACCAAGTTCGTGAACAACTTCAGTTCCGAAGTCTGCGTCAGCATTAATGCTCTGTGCACGTCCTACAATCTTACCACCAATGTATAGCTCGACTGTGTTACCTGACTGCACCTGTTGGTCAGCAATAGCCATAGTTTACCAGCTCCTTTCCTTAAGCTTCAATAGCAGTATTGTCGTAAACAATACCAACCTTGATAGTACGTAGTCCTTGACTAGGAGTTGCTGTGAATGAAATCTCAGCGTGGTCTCCGCGTACAACTACTGCAATGTTAGATGGGTCATAAGTAACAACTGAGCCATTCAATTGTGCAGTTCCTAGGTACAATGATACGGCTGTCTTAATATCCACGCTAGTAGATGAAGTCGTACGAGTACCAATGAATCGGTTGTCCAAGAACTCACGTAGTCCGTTAGCCAAGAAGTCTGTGGTCTCACCTAGGGACATGCTAGTTGCAACTGGGTCGCTAGAAGCACTCTTAGTTGTACGGTCAGATACAATTCTAAATGAGGCTGTATTAGCACCACGAACACGTTCTACCGTAATGATACCGTTAGCATCAAATTGGTCTAGTTGGTCACTAGTGAATTGACGAGTCAACTCTAGGATACGTGGGTGCTTAAACGTTACTGGCTCTGCAACATCTAGTCCAGAAGCAATACCTGCTACGAAAGCAGTTGCCATGTAGGCTGGGAATACGACCGTACGTCCATCTCCCATAGCTACTCTAGCGTCAAATCCTACAAGCCCAACACGGGAGTTGTTTAGGATAGCCCGACGTGTAAATGTCTTCTGAGCAGGTTCTCCTAGTGACCCACCTACGATAGCTCGCAATGGGTAACCAGAAGCTGACATTTCAGAAACAAATTGTCCTAGTTCAGCGTGGATAGTCTGAGAAGGCGTTACTGCAACTGCATAGTAAGCGTCAGCTGCATCTTCGTTAGCAAATGCTGTGAAGAAGTTAGTCCAGCTGTTAGGAATTGTACCATTAGTTCCACCTGATAGTGTTGCTAGTGGGAATGGCTCTACAGCAACGTCCTCAGCACTAGTATCAACTTCATTAAGCGTTAGTACTTCTGAGCTGACAGTAGCCTTAATCGTTACACCATCTGCCTTCTTCTTCTCAACAGTTACTAGGTTTGAACCTGCACTAGTTTGAAGAATCAAGTCACCAATAACAGATAGGAACAATGCTGGGCTGTTCTTAATATCTGCTACTGTAACATCATCCAATAGGTTAGATTGGATAGCCTTATCACCATAAGGTACCATCGTAGCAATAAAGTCTCCATGTTGGTTAATTTGGTCAACCAACTTATCAACCGTAGCTACTAGCTTGTTTCCTAGGTCAACATTGAATACTTCAACGCCGTCTACAGTAGCCGTAAACTTACCATCAGCAACCTTAGCACTAGCTGCTTTACCAGCTCCAGTGTATTGTAGGTTAAAGA